GATATGTCTAAGTTAGCAGTATGTTCTAAAGAACCATACAACTCTGAACTAGATCAAGTCTGTAAACTCACTGGTTTACAAAAAGGTTTGAACGAAGCATGGGTAACTGGTGCAGAAGAGATTGCTGATGATCATGGTAAAGTGGACTTGGTAGTTTACAATGGTGAACCAATTGATGGTGCTAATAAAAAGCAACTAGGAAACCAATCGTGGACTACTAATCTAGAAGACGGTATGTTGGACTTTATGAAATTAGATAAGTCTTTTAAACGAAAAGACTGTCTGTTTACTAGAGGCTCTGGATATCACACCCAAGTAGACGGTACTAATGTTGAAGAGATATTAGGAAATAGAATGGGTGCACTAAAGTATAGAGCATGGGGTGGCGAAGGTTACTCTGATGCTTTTGCTAATGTGAGTATCTATGGAAAAGTGTTCAACTTCTCACATCACATAGGCTACTCAAAGTCTATGGCATATAGGTCAACTGCTCTAGCAAGAGAGATGGCTAACCTACATTTTGAAGATGATAAATTAGGTCATATTGATGTAGCTGTAAGAAGTCATGTGCATTATTTCTGGCATAATGAAAGTGTCAACAGACATGGAATAATTACTCCAGCTTGGAAGTTCCCTGACTACCATCTATTTAGAGGTGGTGTTGCAGGCACAACTCCAGACATTGGATTTGTAACCTGTACTGTGGAACCAAACGGTGAGTTGATCTTCAAGAAGTACATCAAACAAATCAAAGTCAAACCAAAGGTGTTGTATGTATGAGTAAAAAGAATACCATATTGATAACACTCAAACAATCTGACTATGAATTGTGTAAGACTTTTAGAGAAAGAGTTTATGATGCACTACCAAAAGGTGAACCGACAATACCATCTGTGGTTGGAAAGGCTATGGGGGTAAATAGAAGGGTTGCTTTAAATGCTCTAAATCAATTAGAGAAGGAAGGCAAACTTGTCTCAGAGAAGGGCTCTGTAAAATTTGAAGATGCTACTTGTAGATGTAGAATATTCAAAAAGATATAACCCAACACTACTTTTTATATAACTGATTTATATTCAGGTTAATTTATATAGACCAAACTATTAGAAGTCTCTATGTTCGTTAACATTTGCTGGAAAAGAGATGGAGAAGTAAAGAAATCATGTGTTCATATAGACAAACTATATCCTATGGTAAAAGAGATAGAGTCTCAAGGCGTAAAGACTTGGTTTGAAATACAAAAAAATTAATAACTTAATAACTTATATTATATAACTTATTAACATTATTATTCTTATTATCACTTATAGAATAATACGAGTTAGGTTTATATTGGGTAAATAATTAATAACCCTATGGCAAAAATTAGATCGATATCAATATCAAAAACAAGTGAGCCTATACTAGAAAGGCTAGATGAACTTAGACCAAACAACATATCATTTAGTGAGATGATTGCAATCGCTTCTAATGAATACATAAAGAACCACGACCCAAACAATATGAAGATTGATGAATTTGAATCAGACAAAAGAGTTGTACCAAGTTTCTATGCAGATATAATTACATGGCAAGAACTAATCAGAGGTTCTGACATAGGCAGACTTAGAGAAATTCAAGAACGATTGGTTCAACTAGAGAACCTAGTTAGACAGAGAGAGGAGGTACTATTAAGATGACAGAAGCAACACCTTCCTATTACAAAGATGAACTTTATACTATTTTATCACACCCAAGATATACTGATGTGATTGATGCACTAAGACCTAACAGTACATATACAATAGATGTGAGTGATGTTAAACTATTAGATATTTATTTGGAAACAGGTAAGGCATTTTTAGATTATTTATTTGATGCAGTATTACATATCATTTCTGATAAGAAAGGAAGTAATGTTCAACATACATTTAGGAACCTAAAGATAGAACTAACAGGTACATCTAAAGTCACAATGCATGAGGTTTCTTCTAGAGAATATGAGGGTAAGACTGTTACATTTGATGCTACTATCATTGCTGCTGATACACCAAAGACATATGTTAAGAGAGGTACAGCAGTCTGTAACATATGTGGTTCAGAAGATGATGTGGTAGCCAATTTAGATAGAGAGATAAATATACCAAGATGTTTGACACCATCTTGTAAACTAGCAAAGATGAAATTAGATTCAAGTCGTATAGTAACAGACGATATTCAAACACTACTCATGCAAGAGCCTATGGAAACATCTAGAAACCATAGCCCTGCTATATTCACAGGTAAGATTATTGGTACCAATGTAGGAACTGTATTCATAGGACAGCCAAAAAGAATTACAGGTATATTTAGAAGTATAGTAGATGAGAAAACAAACGAGAATGAAGTTATAATAGATGTCGCAAGTGTTGAAGACTTGGAAGCTGTTGAGTTAATTAAACCAGATGAAGATACATTATCCAAACTTAAGAATAGAGCAGAGAAAGAACCAGAAGAATACAAGTCAGAAATTATAAACTCATTTGCTCCACATATATTTGGGTATGAGAATATCAAAGAATCAATATTACTTACATTGTTAGGTGGTTCTAATAACTCTGAGAAAAGAGGAGACATACATATGCTAATGGTAGGAGATCCTTCTATGGCAAAGTCTGAAATATTAAAGTCAGCTAAAAAGATTACACAGAAATCAATATACACATCAGGTAAAGGAGCCACAGCAGCCGGACTTACAATAGGTATGGTTAAACTACCTAATGGAACACAAGTCGCACAAGCAGGTGTGCTACCATTATGTAGTGGTGGCTTTGCGTTTATCGATGAGTTTGATAAGATGGGTAGAGAAGATAGATCATCTATGCATGAAGCAATGGAACAACAAACAGTGTCCATCGCCAAAGCAGGTACAAAGATGACACTCCCTGCTGAAGCAACAATACTTGCAGCAGCAAACCCAAAGTTCGGTAAGTATGATTCACAACAAACACTTGGTGATAACTTGGAAGTACCATCTCCATTAATATCTAGATTTGATATCATCTGGTTATTCTTAGATGAGATACATAGAGATAAAGATAGAGCAAAGGCTAAACATATTATAGCCTCGTTTAAGAAAACAGGTAAGTCAGAATACAACACATACTTATCTGACACAGAATTAATGTCAGTGTTAAATTATTGTAGAGAGTTAGAACCTATATTAAATGATGAGACAGTAGATAGAATGTTAAAACTATATGAGAAACTTAGAGACTTAGGTCGTGATGAAGAACAACAGAAACTACCTGTCGGTGTCAGACAACTAGAAGCAATAGTAAGAATGTCAACAGCACACGCAAAACTAATGTTAAGAAGTATAGTATTACCGGAAGATGTTGATGCAATACAGAAAATACTAAGTGAATCATTAAGTTCATTTGGACTTGACTTAGATAAAGGTGGGTTTAATCAAACATTCTTAGACGGTATAAAGACTAAAGATACTAAAGAAAGAATAGCATTAAGTGTATGGTATAAGGTTGCTGATGAGAAAGGAAATGTGAAGTCTGAAAAGTTTCTAACAGAACTAAGTCAGGCTCCAAAGTTTGATGAGATGAGTGCTTCAAGATACTTTGGTGCATGGGAACAACAGAATAAAATAAAGATGAACCCTGATGGAACATGGAGAAGAACTTAATGGACTTGGATAATAAAATAATACTAGTGATAGCAACTGTTGCACTACTAACAATATTCATTGGGGAAGCATTTGCAGAACAACATGACTTTACTAACACACTACCTAACTATCTAGAGATAGAAAGAAATGATGTTATATTTTTAGAGAACTTAACAAACTCTACAATTAACTTACGTCATACAGGTGGGTTGTTTTCATCAGGCTCACTAAATACTAATGGAACATGGACAGGTAATATGCCTTATGAAGCAGGGGTATATGAATGGATTAATGTAAACTCAACAGGTACTATAATCATTAAAGATAAAGTAATACCACAACAAACCATAGTTGTTGAAGATAATATAATACAAGGTAATGTAGAACCTGACATACCTGTAGCAGTAACAGTAGTGTCACCATCAAAAGAAGTAACAAACAAAGTTATTACACCTGACAGCAACGGTGACTTTGAAACAAAACTAAACCCTAATGAGAAAGGAGAGCATCAGATTTATGTCACACAAGATAGTCATACATTGAGAACTACATACACAGTGGAAGATGAATTTAAAAATTTAGAACTTAGACTTGACATACTTAAAACACTTAGAGATATCTTGGAGATAATATTTGGCTAGTAAGTGGTGGGTATTCATTGGCTGTGCTTGTATATGTACAGGGTTTCTTTTACCTATTGGTATAATAATATTAGTGTTTTATTTTATTGATTTAATTTGGAATAGAGATACACCATTAGTTAACACTGGCACACAATACATTGACAATCATTATACTCAGAATATAGGTGAAGCAAAGTTTAACACATTCAATCAAACAGGTGATGATAAAACAGATCCAGATGATGAGGAAATGCAAACATTTAATAAGAGTAAACCTATGGACTATATGGATTATGAAACTAGAGAGGATAATAAATGAGTGAAGAAGAAATAGAAACTCCTATTGAAGTTGAAGAAACAAAGCCTGAAGTTGACTTGAGTCTTTCTCAACTTGCCGGACTTGGTGCAGTTTCGGAAAAAAAACTCAACGGATTTGGAGTAACAAGTTTAATTGATTTATGTATTAGAGGCTCTCGTGAACTAGTAGAGATAACAGGCACTGCTAAATCTAAAGCAGATGCATGGGTGTTCGAAGCACAAAAGATACTAGAAGGTGCAGGCATGGTAAGAGATACCACAATGTCTGTCACTGAACTAATGGAATACCAAGAGAACTACTCAAGAATACCAACAAAATGCACAGCAGTAGATGAGTTAGTTGGTGGTGGTCTTGTACCAGAAGCAGTCTATGAGGTTTATGGTGAGTTTGGTTCAGGTAAAACACAGTTCTGTAATAGTGTTACTGTAGAAACCATTAAAGATGGTGGTAATATTGTATGGATAGATTGTGAAGATACATTTAAACCAAGAAGAATACAAGAGATACTACAGGCTAGAGGATATGCTGTAGATAAAGATGATGCTAAGAAATTTTTAGACCAAATAACATATTTCTATACACCTAATACTGAACATCTAATGGGAACTATTAATGGATTATCCAAAACACTACAAGAGAAACACCCTAGAATAGTAATCATTGATGGTTCAATAGGACAATTTAGAGAGGAGTATCTAGGTAGAGGTACACTTGCTGAGAGACAAAATCAAATAGCAAGACTCATGACACATATCAAAAACATATCATACTTCTTTAACTGTACTGTTTTGTTTACAAACCAAGTACAAAGTGATCCAAGTATTATGTTTGGTGACCCTGTTAAACCAATAGGTGGTAACATTGTAGGTCACGCTTCTACTTACCGTATGTACTTTAAGAAGTCAGGTAGGAAACGCATTGCTAGAATGGTTGATTCACCAGAACATCCAATGGCAGATGCAGAGTTCACTCTTGGGGAGAGAGGAATTCAAGACGTAGAAGAATGATTTAAATATGTCATACTTTAACAGATATATTAGTAGGCTAGATTCAGGTCATATTAAAAAGCCTGACACGGTTTCACGTTTTTCCGGCATTGATGCCTGCTAATAATTTTTATGAACCCAAGACAACGAATGCGTTTCAGTAATAGGAAAGCAGTTAACTGGTTATTAGAAAATGGTTATGATGATATATGGTTAAAGGCTCACACTAAAAGACAAGACTTAGTATACACAGTAGGTCAATGGTACAGAGCATTAGATTTATGGAATTTATTTGATGGTATTTGTTTTGATAAGGGGGGTAATTTAATACTGATACAGGTTAAAACAAATGCGTGGGCTAGTAAACAACCTATCATAGATTTCTTACAAGATAAAAAACATCTTAATGTATTAGTTATAAATGTTAAACGAAAAACAGAAAGAACTTGGGAAGTGTTGACCAGAAGTTATGAAAGTCCATTATAATATACCATTATATATTAACATATAAAGTTTAAGGTTTATATAGGACAGCATTCTAAATCTTATGTGCGTATTACTAGTAACAAAGAGTGGATAGGTAGTGGAGAAGATACCTGTTTCGATATATTAACAGAGTTATATCCATCGGCTAGTATAAAAAGACAAGTAAAGTTTTATACATTAATGACAGATGAATTTAAAGATACATTAGGAGATAGGCAAATGAAAGAAACATTAGACATTGTTATCTTTGAAGCAGACGGGGGTAAGATTGTAGTAAGAGTTCAAGATAGACATCATAAAGGTAAGAGAACAGATGACATAGATATAATACAGAAACAAATGCTTGAGTGGAACAAATGTAAAGTAGTAGATGTTTGGTATAATGAATGTCCTAATATTTTCTTAGAAGAAAACACTAAAGAAAGCAGACAAGAATTAATTGCGTGTCTTAAAGATTCTAAACTACTTTAATTATTTATAGATATCACTGGTCTTTTCTTTATCATCTGTTGATTTCTTTGCTTCAATTATAAGACCAATTTTACTTTCATTTATTTTCTCTCTCAACATCATCAAAGCACACTCAACTTCAAGGTAGTTCATTTCTTTTTCAGATACATATTTACCTACTAAATTATCTAGATCATCATACATACTAACTATGTTATCCCATTTAGGACTGATGGTTTCTTCATCTACCATACTATCTTTTACCGAAGTTATACTTTATAAACTTTGCACTACATTTCGAGCACGTAGGCTTACCATTATAGAGACACATATCTATAGGCTCAAAACTTTTCCAACAGGTAGTGCACCTATCATTGTTTTCCATTTCTAACCCTCGCTATTATTGTCAGTGTTATTGCTATTATAGGTATCATTTCTAATGTATCAATACCATATAGTAAGAAGTCAACAACTATACCATGACCATGTAGAATACCCTGTCCAAATACACACTCTAAAGCCCACCAAGAATGAGGGATTTGGAGGTATAATATAACTGCTGATATCGTCAGGCTTTCAACCATCCTACGATTATACCACTCAAAGAATCTATGAATGAACGACATAGGAAAATTATAAATTCCACCTTATTTAAATCATTACATGACAGTAGATTTCAAAGCCGTAGGCTGTGAGGAGAGGGGTATATATTACTCGGAAACTGGTAGGATAATAATCTACCTAAGTAACCACGAGACCTATGATGATATATTATCCACAATCCAACACGAATTAATCCATAAATGTATAGACGACTTTGAAGAAACCCTAGACGAGAAGCAAGAGGAAGATTTAATCTACCAAATTGCGTGGGCTAATGAGTCAATTGTTTAGAAACACATCTAGAATTACAATAGTATTTACCATAAACATTTAATGAGGAAGTCATATACTTACCACAATTTCTACACAACCATGTCAATTCTCTGTTACATGATCTACATTTCTTACAGAATCTATATCTCCTTGAAGTCTTCTGCCTTCCAATCTCATAAGCAGTGAGCGTAGCACTACAACTAATGTTAACACATACAAAATCATATTTCTTTAAAACTCCCATCTATTTCATCTCATCGTGTTCACGATATTTTGAATCAAGGTTTAGGTAAGAGCCTGCTAAAAGAAACTCTTCATTAAGATCCTTAATCAAGCTATCAACATCATCTGATGTTAAATTTCTTGCTCTTGCTTTCCTAAGTTTACTAATGGTTTTTGTTACAGATTCATTTGGATGATTTCTTTCATCAAATATACCAACCATTACAACAGATAAGTAATGAGCTATGAATTTTTCTCTTTCACTTAACATGAAAAATCATTCTCCTTCTCCAATATAAACCTATGCTTC